AATATCTTCCGGACAATTATCAAGGCCAAACATTTCAACGATCTGCAAAACAGTCATTGTGAATTGGCGATACAGCGTTTCAGGCCGGAAGGTTGAGCCAACACCGATGAAATATTCACCAACCACCGGATTGTAGCAGCGGATGACATCTTCCTCATCTTCGTAGATGATCATTGGCGCGGTGCCGTAGATGGTCAAATCCTCAAACATCTGCGCACCGGAATCATAAAAATTCGAGTGCGCCATGACGGTATAAATCATCAGCTCAACCGCTTCAAACCAAAGCTGGCCGTCACGATCAAGTTCAATATTTCCAACCGGTTTCAGTTTGAACCAAGGGCGGGATGGCGACATCAGACCGGCCATCATGCCGGCAGCGCAAACACGCGAAGCGTAGGTGGCGGTCGGATCCAGAATATTCTGATTGATGGGCAAGCCGCGAGTCATCGAATTGGCAACGGGTAGATCGACGCCACCATTGGTCAACCAAAGCGACCGACGCGGATTGATATATTGCGCGCACAAAGCCCAATGCTGAATCCACGAAAAGCGCCAACTGCGCATCATGCTCAAGCGAGTTTCGACATGGCCACGCAGAGAAGCCCAATTTAGCTTCTCCTCTGGTGACATGTAGGCCATAGGTTCACTGGTGGCTGCTTCTTCGATAAGAAGTCCCGGCCCGGCCATTTCATAATGCGCGACTTCTTGTTCAGCCATGATCTCACTGACCTGTTAGAGTTTTACCGGCTGTTGGTGTGGAACCAACGCCCTGCCCGCCAGTGAACAACGTGTTATCAAACCCACCGCCAGCCGCAGCGGCAGAGCGCATACGCGCAGCATCACCGGCGGCAGTGGCCGAACCGTTGGCTACAGAAGGCGGATTTGCGCTTGGTGGGGGTGGTGGAGGCGCAGATGGCGGTGAAAGAAAACCCATTTTAAGCTCCAATAACAACAAGAACGGCAGCAGCGATAGAAAGTATGACTGAGCAGAAAGACATAAAAACACCCAGCAGGCTGCGCTGAGGCACACCCCAAATCGAATCAGAAATATCTGACTGATAAGACATGTGCGCCAAACCAACCGCGAGCAAAATTACAGCCATCGCTGAATGATTATCGCGCTCTAAGCATCGAATAAATACCATACTTACGAACAACGCGCCATACAGGTGCATACCTAAAACGTTTCCGTTGAATGACATTACAAAACACCCCAATTTGAAGCGGTTGGATCGTACTCAGCCGCATGTGTCGTTGTTTTTTCCAACCGCATTTCAACTTTTATATAGGCAAGGCCGATATGGTCAAGTTCTCGAACTTCGCGTTCTGCTCGTTCAATAGACCAGTTATACCGCATTGCCAGATAATTGAGAAGCACTTCCTGCTTTTCAGCGGCCAGCTTGTCAAATGCGGATAGGTGCGAAGAACTCATCGCACCCCGCCGCCTTTAAATCCAAGGTGTCCGAAGTTTTCCCGCACCACATTTCCCATTCCGTCCCCTGTGTGATGCCCCGCGCGCTTCGCGGCGGCCACACCTGCTGGACGGCTGTACGCACCCGGCAAGGCTTTCGGCAATGGCTGGTATGACCGTGACGCAGCTTCAAGTTGCTGGACACCGACACCCATCAAAGCGGCCAAACTTTCGGAAGCAATACCACCGTCCGGATCCGCCGGAACTTCAAAATCATCGTCATCAATGCCGTTGTGCTGATAAGCATCCTCTGGATCCGGCTCGAGCATACGCGGCTGTATTGCACGCACCGGTGCGCCCTGAATCTGCGGTGGCAGCGCGGGTCGAGGCCGTGGCCGATCAATCGGCACTTCAGCGGCCTGCATGGACGTGGCTGAAATATTATTTCGGCGCTGCCGGACAATCATCCGCATAAACGATGAAGCGTCCAAGCCCAGCAGATCGGCTTCGTTTTCAATCCATGTTGCGTCCTCGCTGGACAGGCGCACCATCATGCGGGTGCTGTTGGTATCTTTGCTCATTGCAGTGTGCTCCCTTTGTCTACGGCCCAACCATCGGCCATTGGTGTGTAATCAATCTGGTGTTTGGAATGTGTGACCAATTTGCCCCACTCTTCGCGCGGGCTCTGCGCCGCCGCTGTAATACCGCTGCGGATCAGATAGCGTGTCGCGTCCATTGCGTGATCATTTTCTTTGACCACTTTACCATTTCGGTCACGCCGATAAATGCGGAACTCGGCCAGCCAATTCCGCATCGAGCGAAACACCTTCAATCGGCCTGTGGACAACCGCTGCCACACGTCAAAGATGCCAGCCTCAACTGCGTTGTCGGCAGGGGTCAGGTGCAGCCCCAAGTTGGTGTAAGACACCAACAACTGCTGGCCATCGTGCTGTGCGCGCCCGCGAGACGCCGGGTCGATCACGCCGGGAATCCATCGGCCTCGCGCCATGATGGATTGAACATGCACTGCCGGATCGGCTTGACCCCGATAATGCTCGGCGTACAAATAGACCGTATCATTGTCAACATCGACTGCACCCCAGACCGCAGCGGTGCGGTTCCAGCCCACGTCTAATCCGTAGACTTTGGTAAAATGCAGTGGAATATCAAAAGGATCCACGAGGATGTCATCCTCGGATATAGGGTAGATAGATCCAGAACCCAGTTCTGGTATTCCTCGTGTGCGGCTTTCACGCTGGTGGGGAGGAATGGCAGCATACAAGTCGTCCTTCTGCTTCTTGGTCAGATGCGGTGCTTCATCCCATGATACCTGAACGCAGAACCTCGACATCTTATGACCCGTCCCCTGTTTCATTGGCTGGCGCCATGTGCGGCAGGAACCGCAGCGCAACCTCGCTCAAACCCTTCAAAGGTGTGAAGGTGCACATCATAATACCATCTGTCGTCATCAAACGCATCAGGCATTCGTCATAAACATCGGCGGGTGGTTCTTCATCCAGCCAGATCACATGCTTGGCCGTTCCTTGGAACTTCGCGCGACCAGACTCCGACGACTTCAGGCCGATTGTGCTGACGCCGCCAGACTTATGTTTCACGCGGAATGTATCGACCGCTTCTGCGATACCCTGTCGCCGTGTTGGTTCACCATCAAGGCAGCGATAGGGTATCATCCCGGTTCCAAAATCCCCAAACCGGCCAAGCAGCGCAAACTGGATAATGTCGCGGGTTGTCTCGTTGGTGTCGCCGGCGGCCCACATATCGCACGGCCCGTCAAAACGTCGGCCAACCCACCAGTCGGGATACTCGCCGGTGGCGTGCAGCGTTGTTTCAAAACTGCCGCCGATTGTTTTGCCGGAGCGGTTGCCGCCCATGAACGCGCGCTCTTGGTGTTCGGCGCCAGCGGCGAAGAACTCCAAGTGCTTCCGATACAACTCGCGCCGAAACGGCCCGCTATTAGGGAAGTACGTTGTGATCGCGTTCCGACGCATCCTCAGCGTCAGTTCCGCTTGCAACTTCTCCTGTAGAGCCAATAGCTGAGACGGATTTAATGTTTGCAAGGATGCTGACAATTTCTTCGTCACTCATTTCAGTTAAAGGGGCTTGTGCAACCTGAATATCTCTTGGCAGCAGCGAAGCAACGACTTTTAAATAATCCTGTGGCCGATCTCGGCGCACGATCTTCAGAACGGCCAGACCATGCGTTTCCCAATCGGAATACACATCTTCCAAAAAGCGCGCCGAAAGAACCTTCTTGTTGGTGCTGGCACGCCGGTTCAGGTCGGCCATGTTTGTTGAGCGCGGCGGAATTTTCGTCAAGCCCTGCACAACTTGCGCTTCGGCCTGACCTTCAGGGATGCGCGGTATTTTCTTCAACGGCGGAATGAGAACTGCATCGACAACTTCACCGGCCATGCCAGCTTCGCGTTCGTGCTCCTCGGCAAGGTCACGCAAAAATTGCTGTTTGCGTTCAGCCGCGTCACCTGCAAATTTTGCTGCTTTGGCCATTCTGTTTTCAACCATCCAATCTTTGATCAGGTGCGCACCTTTGCGAGATGGCCGATCTTGCGCTTTTG